AGAGTTAGAATCTGCCCCGACGTAGTCCTTAGCAGTTCTCTCTCTAGTCGCATATTTTGGGGTTTTTATGGCCGTCAAGAATTCGGGCAAATCTGGAAAAATTCGGAAGAATCCCGGCAAAAAAAAGAAAACTACGGTTATTCCAAAGAAATCCGGGACTATTTCTTATGGCTCGAATGTTGCCGCGATCGAAGTTTTAATCGAAGCCTTGTTCAGTCTTGGCCGTTTAGAGAAAGTCGATTCGGCTCGCGTCGAAATTTGCCGGCTTCTAGCTCGCGCCGTAGACGAGCATCCAGAGAACGCGAATCTCTGGAGACAATATCGAGAGGCCGAGGATATTCTTCGGCAGGTCGGCGCTAATGACGTCGAAGACTTTAACGAAGTCATCGCTTCAATTTGGCGCGATGCCGCGTTACGCGACGGCAAGGAATCCGAGTCGTAAAACTCGAGGAGCAGAATTAGCGGCGATCGCCGCACGTTTAGGGACTCCGCTTATGGAATGGCAGAGGCTTATCGCCGACGTCGGCCTTGAAGTCTTAGACGACGGGATCACGCCGGCTTATCGCGAGATCGTAGTTACGGTCCCTCGTCAGTCTGGCAAGACGGCTCTAGTTCTAGCTTGGGAATTGCATAGGGCTCTGGCTTGGGGTAGTCCGCAAGCCATCGCTTACACGGCACAAACGGGATTCGATGCCCGCCGTAAGTTAATGGACGATCAAGTCCCGGCTTTACAAAACTCGACGCTCGCGCCATCCATTAAACGGATCTACACCGCTAACGGAAACGAATCTATTATCTTTCGGAATGGATCGAGAATTCAAGTTCTCCCGTCTACACCTACGGCCGGACACGGTAAGACGCTTTCGCTTGCCGTAATTGACGAAGCGTTCGCTGACTATGAAGGGATTCGGGAAGCGGCGCTCTTGCCGGCGATGGCAACTAAGAGAGACGGTCAGATTCTTATAGTCTCAACGGCCGGAACTTCGGAGTCTATGTTTCTTCGTCGCAAGGTAGACGCCGGACGGCAAGCTATAAAAGACGGTCTAATAAACGGGGTCGCCTACTTCGAATGGTCCGCCGATCCGGACGATGATCCGTTCGATCCGGAGACTTGGGCTAAGTGTATGCCGGCACTCGGCCAGACGATCGACGCTTCGACCATAGATCACGCGCTCGCGACGATGACTTTAACCGACTTCCGAAGAAGCTATCTAAACACTTGGACGAATCAAGACGATCGACTCATCCCCGAAAAAGTCTGGTATTCGTGCAACTCGGCGAAAGTAGCTCCGGCGGGACGACTCTCGTTCGGGCTCGACGTTTCGCTAGATCGTTCTTGCGCGTCTATTGTCGTCGCCGACGAGCAAGGCCGAATCGAAGTAATCGACTCGCGACCCGGCGTAGCTTGGATCTCTCAAAGATGCCTAGAGCTTTCGCGACGATGGAAAGCTCCGATCGTCGTAGACGGCTATTCACCGGCCGGAGCTCTAGTAGAACCGCTCCAGAATTTGCAAGTGAACGTCGTCAAATATCGAACGCAAGACGTCGTCTCGGCTTGTAACTTGTTTTATGACGCGATCCTCGATCGAAGCGTAAAAGTCAAAACTTCAAGCGTTCTAGACGACGCCATCCTAAACGCTAAGAAACGTCCGCTCGGTCAGTCTTGGCTCTGGGCGAGAATGAACACCGACGCCGACCTAACTCCGCTCTATGCGGCTACCCTCGGATGGCATCACTCCGTCCACCGTAAAATCGAAACTAAGCCGCGATCGTTAATCTTCTAATCCCGTTACGCCTACGGTCTAAGATATAGTCTTTAGTGCGATGGCTATCTTCGACCGACTCCGTCTAAAAAAGCGTCAAGGGATTCTCCCGATGCCCCAACCTAACGCCTACGTCGATTCGTTAGGGCGCGTCTCGCGTTACTATGACACCGTTTACGCGGGAACTTTCGTAGACGAAGGAACGACGCTCTCGATCCCCGGCTTATGGCGCGGCATTACTTTAATCTCCGACACGATCGGCGCTCTACCGATTCACGCCTATAGAGGCGACGTGAGAATCGAACCGATTCCGGCTCTCTTGGAGCGGCCCTACCCGAACGAGACAAGAATCGAAACGATCTCCGCTATGGCGGCGTCTCTTGTTATTCACGGAAACTACATCGCCATTCTCGGCGACATAGGCGCGAACGGCTATCCCGAATCTATTTACCCTGTATCACCGACGAGAGTTCACATCGAGCGAATCGCCGGACGTTTAACTTACAAGATCGCGGACGAAATTTACGAAGCCGAACGAATAATGCACATTAAAAATTTTACGCTTCCCGGCCAGATCGTCGGCCTCGGAGTCGTCGCCGCTCAACGTCAAGGCATCGGATCGGCTCTCGCGATGCAGGCTTACGCCGCGAAATACTTCGACGGCGGAGCTCAACCGACCGGAATTCTCTACTCAGATAACGCGGACCTCACTCAAGACGAAGCCGATATGCTCAAGGCCGTATGGATGCGGCATTACGGCGGAACTTCACGCGAGCCGGCCGTTCTAAACTCGACTACAAAGTTTCAACAATTAAGCGACAATGCTAAAGACTCTCAGTTAGTCGAATCGCGAGAATTCAGTCTCACCGAAATAGCAAATATGCTCGGACTCCCCGGTTACTATCTCGGAGCGCCGAACTCGTCGCGAACCTATTCAAATGTCGAGCAAGAACAACTCCAATTCCTAAGAGGGATCACGCCGCTTCTTACCCGTATCGAAATGGCGTTCACGGATCTACTTCCTCGCGGACAGTATGCGAAATTCAACACCGACGCGCTACTTCGCTCCGACACTCTTACGCGCTATCAGGCTCACAAGATCGCGCTTGAATCTGGCTTCTTAACGGTCGATGAAGTAAGAGCCGACTTCGAGAATCGTCCACCGATCGGAGAGCCAGAGACAACTACGGAAGAAATCGAAGAAGTCGAAGAAGCCGAGGGAGTAGATATTGAATTACAAGAAGAAGAACCGCTAGACGAATAGGATAGGGCTATGGCTTTAGAAACTAGAAAATATGAAAGCGATCTAGAAGTCCGCGCCGAAGGCGACGGTCGGACTATTTGCGGAATCTGTGTCCCCTACGACACCGAAGCACGAATCCATCCGGGACTAATCGAAGTCTTTCGAATGGGAGCATTCGAAGCCGTAACTCGTGCCGCTCATCGCGTAAAACTTTTACAAGGCCACGACCAACAAGTTCTCCCACTCGGAAAAGCGACAACACTTCGCGAAGATAAAAAAGGACTATACGGCGAATTCCGTATCTCGAAAACGGACGTCGGCGATCAAGCTCTGGAGCTCGTCCGGGACGGCGTTCTAACGAATCTCTCGATCGGCTTTCAACCATTGAAAGATCGCAAAACTTCGAGCGGCGTAGTCGAAAGACTTAAAGCTCATCTCGCCGAAGTTTCGCTCGTTACTTTCGGCGCTTACGGCGAAGCGGCATCCGTTCAAGCCGTCCGAGAAATCATCGAGAAACCTAACCTCGCACAATTAGAGAACGTCTTAGCGAAGATCAGAAAATGAAATCGGCCGCCGTTTCGGTAACGACGTCGCCGACTCTGCTAATCGAAAAAGACGAAACTAATCGCTACGTCTATCTTCACGTCGTCGGAAACGCGATCGTCTTTCTCGGCGGCTCTGACGTTTCAACTAGTAACGGCTTGAACACCGAAAAGCACACTACGCCGCTAGAGATCTTCTTACCGATAAACGAGCGACTTTATGGAATCGTCGATACGGGGACGGAAGACGTTCGAGTCTTAATCGGGGACTAGATCTATGCCATATCGCATAGAAACCAATAATCCGGAATGCGCGTCCGGTTATGCCGTCGTCAAAGAATCAGACGGAAGCCTCGTCTTCTGCCACAAAAGCCGACGCGAAGCAAAAGCACAAATCGCCGCAATAGAAGCGAGCGAAAACTATCGAGCGCTCCCCGATAATTATCGGCCGTCGTCATCTGAGAACGTGCCAGACGGTAGAGCTTGCCGAAATTGTGTCTACTATGCCGGCGGCTATTGCAGTAAATGGGACGCTCAAGTTTTAGCTTCTTACTATTGCAACGCTTGGCAAGGCTCGGACTTAGAAATAGAACGCGCCGAATCCTATAAGCCGACTCAAGAAATGAGAGCCGAAGCTCGACGCGGCCTCGAATGGCGTCGCCTTTACGGTCGCGGCGGAACTGAGATCGGAGTCGCTCGCGCTCGCGACATAATAAACGGCGCTCTTTCATATGACACCGTTTTAAGAATGCGATCGTTCTTCGCTCGACACGAAGTAGACAAAGAAGGCGAAGGATTCTCGCCGAACGAGAACGGTTATCCGTCGGCGGGCCGTATCGCTTGGGCTCTCTGGGGCGGCGATCCCGGTAAAGTCTGGGCTAATAAAATCATCTCGCAAGAGACGGATCGGATGCTTGCAAAGTCGAACACCGTCGGACTACACTCTTAGAGACGACACCTCTAAAGAATTATCGCCGCACCTCGACAAGATCGACACCCGGCCAGATCTTTAAGACACCTCGATAAAAAACCATCGACAAATCTAAAGGATTAAAACCGTGAACTTTCTTACACAACTACAAGAGAAGCGAAACTCAAAGAACGAACTCATCGACGCGACATTGAACCGCGCCGCCGAAGAAGATCGCGATCTTAACGAGATCGAAGTCGCTAACGTCTCCGCTCTGGCTCTCGAAATTGAGAAGCTCGACGCACGAATTCAACAAGTCTCAGAGATCGAAACGCGCAAACTTGCCGCTATCGAACTCGCTAAAAAGGTAGAAGTTTCAACACCAGAAACCCGTCAAGTAGGCGGATGGAAAGTAACTTCGGAAGAGCCGACCTATCACGCTCGCGGATCGTTCTCGTTCTTGGCCGACGCCATCTCGTCCGAGTTCTCACGCGACACAGACGCGACGGAACGAATCGCTCGCTATAACCGTGAAGTCAAACTCGAAAAGCGCGACGTCGGAACGGCTAACTTCGCCGGCCTCGTTGTCCCGCAATACTTGATCGACCTTTACGCTCCACTCGCTCGCGCCGGTCGTCCGGTCGCGGACATCTGCCGAAAGCACACTCTCCCGGCTCAAGGTATGACGGTAAACATCTCGAAGGTAACAACGGGAACCGCCGTCGGCTATCAGGCTTCGGAGAACGACACAGCTACAGAGACAAACATCGACGACACTCTCTTAACCGTGAACGTGAACACCATCGCCGGTATGCAAGACGTCTCGAAGCAAGCGATCCTACGCGGCGCAAATATCGAAGAAGTAGTCCTCGCGGACCTCATCTCGGCCTATAACACAAAACTTGACTTCGGCATCCTTAACGGATCAGGATCAAGCGGCGAGCCGACAGGACTTACAACGGCACTAACTCAAGTAGTTACTTTCACCGACGCATCTCCGACAGTCGGCGAGCTCTATCCAAAGATCGTAGACGGAATTCAAAGAGTTCAGTCGAACGTCTTTAGCGGCCCGAACTTCATCATTATGCACCCGCGCCGCTTAGGGTTCCTCTTGGCTGGCGTAGACAGTCAGAACCGACCGCTAGTAGTTCCTAACGCGAACGGTCCGATGAATGCGATCGGCACGTTTAGCGGCCTCGGCTACGGTCAGAGCGGCCAATACTCGATGCTCGGTCTCCCGATCATCACGGACGCGAACGTAACAACTACAAACGGCACAGGCACTAATGAAGACTTGATCTACGTCGTCTCGTCCGATGAGATGCACCTCTGGGAAGCTCCACAGATGCCGACATACGTTCGATTCGAACAGCCAGACGGAAAAGTCGCGATCCGAATCGTTCTATTCGGCTTCTCGGCTTTCACCGCTCAAAGGCGACCGCTTGCCGGCGCTATCGTAGGCGGAACGGGCCTCGTACCTCCGACATTCTGATTCTTTCTTCCGGCGACTAGCGGACTCCTTGTCTAGTCGCCGGAAGAACCTCAGACTTCTACTATGGGCTTCAACCTTGACAAATATCGCGAAGCACTAATCGCCGAACGCGCCGGATATGTCGTAAAAGGCAAAACGGCCAGAGTCGCGAACGTAGATAAAGAGCTCGCTCGGCTCGACGGACTCCTTTCGACGGGACATAAAACACCGCGAGCCGAGCAAGCACCCATCGAACGAGAAGATCGCGAACTAGTATCTAAAACGAAAAGGAACGTCGCTAAAAAAAAGAAAGAGGTCTAGACGATGGCTATAACTAATGGCTATACGACCGTCGCGACCTTTCAGTCATATACGGGAATGGCCACGATCACGGCAGACGAAACCGTCAATATAGAAAAAGCGATCGAGTCCGCTTCAAGATCTATCGACCGGATGACTAATCGCCGATTCTGGGCAGACGCGAACGCGACCGCAAGACAATATCGAGCGACCGACTTCTATCGTCTATTCGTGGACGACATATCTTCGACTAGTGGCCTCATCGTAAAAACTGACACCGGCGGAGACGGCACATTCGAAACGACTCTCACATTAAACACCGACTACATTCTCGACCCCGTAAACGCTCCACAATTAGAACGACCGTTCACGATCGTTACTATGGTCGGAACGACGTTATTCCCGTCTCCCGTTAATCTCCGTCCCGGAATCGAAGTCACGGCTAAGTTCGGATGGTATAACGGCACACCTCCAGACGACATTGAAGAAGCTTGCCTCATTCTTTCGACTGATCTCGTGAAACGTGCTTCGAGTGTCGGCGGCGTTCTCGGCTTATCGGAACTCGGCGCTATCAGAATGTCGCCTCTAGGTCGCGACGTTCAAGCGATGGTCCGACCCTATCGCCGCGAAGTCTTGGCGTGATCCCGTCCGACGTTCGAGACGGCGTAAAAACGGCCGTCAATATCACCGGGCTACGAGTTTACGACACGATCCCGGACGGCCTAGTCCCGCCGGCGCTCGTAATCGGTCAGATCTCTATAACTTGGGAATATACGCTCGCAAATAGCCTAGATAGAGGCTCGATCGACCTAATCCTCATTACCGGCAGAATGTCCGAACGATCGGCTCAAGACTACCTAGATAGCTTCTTGACGGCGACCGGCTCGACTTCGATTAAAGCGAAACTAGACGCCGCGCCGACCTTACCTAAAAACGGCGTCGCGACCGTCTCAAATTCGAGAGTCGTTACAGCGACTCCGATCTCGGTTAGTGTTAGCGGCGTGGAAATGCTCGCCTACCGATACTCGATAGATCTCTGGGGCTAATGGCTAACTACGTCGTCATCTCATCGCGTCTTAAAGCGTTCACACCGGGCCAGATAGTAACGGACGACGATCTGATCGCCGTCGGCGTAGAACCTCTAAAAAGCTTGGCGATCGGCGCGATCGCTCAAGAAGTAAAAAACACTAAACCATCTCGCAAGTATGCTAAAACTATTACAGAAGAAACGGAGTAAGATAGAACTATGGCAACAGTAACTCAACTCGGAAAAGCTACCGTCTTCACGGTAGGCGGAACCGACTTCAACGATCAACTTCGAACTATCACAATGACGAAGACTCTCCCGGCTCTCGATGCAACTACGCTCGCCTCTACCTATGTCGAGAACGTGGCCGGCTTGGAGAACTCGGAAACTACTTTCACTCTCTTAGGCTCGTTCTTAACAGCCGAAGCGATCCAATTCGCATTCGGCGACGTCGGAACTACTTCTATTATCGTTTACGAACCTCTCGCGGCCGCTCCCGGAGCGAGCTCGCCGAGATATACCCACACCGGCGGCTATCTGGCTTCGGCTCCGATCGTTGTAAACGTCGGGGAGCTCGTCGAAATAACTTGCACCTACTCCGGCGGCGAAATTACTCAAGCCGTAGCTTAATTTAAAACGTGCTAAAGATACGCCTCACCGTCGAGCGGCGCGATGGAAACACAGTAGAACTACCCGTCTACCCGCCGGCAATTATCGCATTCGAACGATGGGCGAAGTGTGGCATCTCTGCCGCGTTTAGCGGATCAGATACTCGAATGGAACATCTCTACTATCTGGCTTGGCTCGCCGATAAAGATAACGGGAACGTCGTCAAACCTTTCGATGAGTGGTCTAAAAACGTCGCGGACGTGGAAATAGGCAACGACCCAAAAGTTTAATGCGAGGCTCGTTTAGCGAATACATCGCCGAGCTCGCTATCGAAACGGGAATCGCTCCGAACGAACTAATAGAAACCTCGTCAGAGGTCCTAGATCTAATCTACGATGGGCTCGTAAGAAGAAAAAAACAAAAAGACGCGCAAGCAAAATCGAGAGCGAGATAAAAATATGGCGACGGGAACATTCGGCTTTAGAGCAGGGCCGGCGGCGGCTATCAAAGTCGAAGGACTTTCAAAGGTTCAAAGAGATCTCCGCAAGCTCTCGACCGATGGACTAGATCTAGGCAAAATGGAATTTTTAGAAACAAATAAACGAGTCGCGGAAATCATTATCGGCGAATCTAAAAAATATGTCCCCGTCTTAAGCGGCGCTCTTGCCGCAAATATCCGAAACGTCTCAACTAAAAAAGCGGCAAAAGTCAGAGCCGGAAGCGTCGCCGTCCCATACGCCGGACCTATTCACTTCGGATGGCCGTCGCGAGCGATACGACCTAATCCGTTCTTCTACGACGCGATCGACTCCCGCCGAAACGAAGTCGCCCAACGATACGCCTCGCTCGTGGACTCTTTAATCACTAAATACGATCTAGGATAGTTATATGGCTAAACCGATTACAGTCTCCATAGTCGGCAACGCCGGACCTCTTAAGAAAGCCGTAGGAGAAGCCGACACCGCTTTAGGGAAATTAGGCGGAAAGATAGGCAACCTCGGCAAAATTGCCGCCGTAGGATTCGCCGCCGCCGGAGCGGCCGCCGCCGTAGTCGGAAAACAACTCATCGCCGCCGGAGAAGCCGCTTCAACATCAAACGCACGAATAAAACAAATCGCGGAGTCGATGAGCTTATTCGGCGACAACGCGAGCGCCGTCACTGATCGACTTGTAAAACTTGCGGAAGCTACCGCTCGAAATACCGGCGTAGATCAAAACGCGATAAAACTTACTCAAGCAAAACTCTTAACTTTCGGCGAACTCGCTAAAAGCGCCGGCGAACTCGGCGGACAATTCGACCGAGCAACGATCGCCGCCGTAGATCTCGCGGCGGCAGGATTCGGAGAAGCTTCTACTAACGCCGTCCAACTCGGAAAAGCGTTACAAGATCCGATTAAAGGAATTACAGCTCTCGGAAAGTCTGGCGTAACCTTTACCGAAACAGAAAGAGCAAGAATTCAAACGCTCGTCGATTCTAATAAAGTGGGCGAAGCTCAAACTCTTATCCTTGAAGCTATTGAGAAGCAAGTCGGAGGAACGGCCGAAGCTACCGCGAACGCCTCCGATCGAATGAGAGTCGCATTCTCGCAAGTTACGGAACGCCTCGGAGGAGTGCTCCTACCTATCTTCGAACGCTTTACAAAGTTTCTTATAGACGACGTCTTCCCCGTTCTTCAAGAAATGGGCGATCGCTTTCTTCCGGTTATCTCCGAAGCTTTCGGTAAAGTCGGAGACTTCATCGCCAACAAAGTCGTCCCTATCGTTAGAGACGTTTTAATTCCGATCTTCCTACGTCTTACAGAATTCATAACTAAAAACGTCGTCCCGGTAGTGATGGATCTATGGAAAAGAGTTTTTAGCGGCTTAGCGGGAATCTTCGACGTCTTAGTCCAAAAAATTAAAGACAACCGAGAGAACATAAGTAAACTAGTTTCGTTCTTTAGATCTCTTGCTAACTTCATAGTAAAAACGGTCGCTCCAATACTTGTAAAAGTTCTCGGCGGAGCGTTCACGATCGTTACGGCGGCTCTCGGACCCGTTCTAGACGTCGTCTTTAAGTTAATGGGAGCATTCGCCGATCTAGGAAGTTTCTTAATAAAAGTCGCTAAATCAGTTTTAGGCACAGTCGAAACTATGGTCAATGGCTTTATCGACATAATAAATAAAGCGATCGACGGAGCTAACAAAATAAATCCGTTCGACGATATCAAATCTATTCCTAAATTAAATTTAACCGGCGGAGCAAGCTTTACAGCTCCGGCCGCACCGACTCCGGGGACTGGCGGATCGTTTAATGCTCCATCTCTCGCCGATCGGATATCTAGTCCATCTTTACAGATGCCGATCGTAACGATTCCGAGCGGCGGCGGCTCTGCCGGTGGCGGCGGCTCCGGCGGCGGTGGCGGTGGCGGCGGCGGCGGAATAGGTGGCGGCGGAGATCTAGTAACAATTCAAAACGCCGGAGTCGGCGCTTTAACGACTTTCGGAGTGGCCGAACGGATCGCCGCGATGGAATCTTCTCGCGGATCGCAAGCCGCGCCGGTAAATATCACCGTAAACACCGTTACAGCCGACGCGAATCTTCCGAACCTAATAGTCGAATCGTTACAGCGATATAACCTTATTAGCGGGCCGGTAGACGTCCAGATAGCCGCGTAATATGGCGACGATAATCACCGGCGGGAATTACGTCCTAGAGATGGATACCGGCTTCGGCGACGGCTTCACGCTCAACGACTTACAGCAAGGCGTCCTAGATAATATTGACTACCTTTTAGACGGCGTCGATCAGTTCTCCGAAATCACGACACAAGTTACAGCGATCCGAGCGTTCAGAGGGAAGAAGAACGTCCTCGATTCGATCTCGCCGGGAACGATGGTTATTCAAGCAATAGATCCGAGTCGCTCTTTCGATCCATATAACGAGGCGTCCGTCTACTATGACGAAACGGACGACACTCCCGGCCTTTCGCCTCTCCGTCAAATACGGCTCTCGCGAAACGGAGAATACTTATTCAAAGGTCGAGTCGTGGACTTCGCTTACGACTACGGGACGGCGTTTACTAAAAACGTTCCGACGGTGACGATCACTTGCGCGGACGATCTCTTTCTATTGTCGAATACGTTTCTTTCGGCGTTCACTCCATCGGAAGAATTATCTTCGGCAAGAGTTACGACAATTCTCGACCGTCCAGAAGTTAGCTACCCGGCCGGGACTCGCGACATCCAGACCGGAACGACGACTCTCGGCGCTTACTCGATATCCGAAGGAACGTCCGTTACTCAATATCTACGCGCTATCTCTGACAACGCGGAAGCGGGCCGCGTCTACGTTTCACGCGATGGGGATCTGACGTTCGACTCAAGGCTCGGAAGCACCTTAAGCGGGCCGAGCGTTACTTTTAGCGACGACGGAACGGAAACGGCTTACTCTGGGCTCTCGATCGACTACTCAACGGATCAAGTTATTAACCGGGCCACAGTCGAGCGCGTCGGCGGAACAGCTCAAACAGACTCGAACGCGACCTCGATAACGCTCTATCAAACTCAAGCCGTATCTAAAACGGGATCGCTTCTCTCAACCGACGCGCAAGCTTTAGCGCTCGCCGAATATCTTCTAGCACCGACCCCGGAGCCGCGTTTCTCTGACGTTCAAGTTAGTTTCTCGGCGCTAACTACAGGCCAACGCGACGCCGTCGCGATCCTTGAGATAGGCGACACGATCCAGATTACTAAGAGCTTTACTTCTGGGACCCCGGCAAGCATTACCGAAGAACTCGCGATCGAAGGATTAGAGCATTCAATAGATCCCCGGAACGGTCATAAAATGCGGATCTACACTTCGCCGACGTCGCTCGTCTACGAGCTAATTTTGAACGATGCCTCGTTCGGCCGTCTCGATGCCGACAACGTGCTAGGCGCGTAGGATATGATCTAACACTATGACTACTCCGTTTCCGTTTGTTTCCGGTCAGGTTTTGACAGCCGCGCAATTGAACGATATTCAGAATTTGCCGATCTCTGATAAGACCGCTAGTTACACGTTGGTTGCTACTGATGTGTTTAAGCGCACGATTATGAACAACGCTGGCGCTACGACTATCACAGTCGATGACGCAATTTTTACTGAAGGCGATGTCATTCAAATCGCCAATAAAGGCGCAGGCGTAACGACGATCACGGCCGCTGCGGGTGTAACTATTAACACAAGCGGTTCGCTTGCTTTGGCGCAAAATGGGGGCGGCTATTTGCTTTGTTTGTCGGCGTCAAATTTTCTTTTTTTTAACTTAGGGGGCGGCCCAGCCCGTAATTTAGAAGTTTCTGCTTTAATTATTGCTGGCGGTGGCGGCGGCGGTGGTGTTAATAATGGTGTTGCTGGTGGTGGCGGTGCAGGTGGTTATGGAACTTTAAACGGTTTCGATAATGTGCTTTTGGTTTCAACAAATTACACAGTTACGGTTGGCGCTGGTGGCGCTGGCGGTGTCGGTAATGCAAACGGTGCAAAAGGAAACGATTCTGTTTTTAATTTAACTACTGTTGAAGGTGGCGGTTATGGTGGCGCACAAGGCGCGGCTGGTGGTAATGGTGGGTCTGGTGCCGGCGCAGGTTGGACTAACGCAACTGGTGGCACAGGCACAGTAGGTCAAGGCAACAACGGTGGTGGCGGTAACGGGGTTACAAACGCAACAGGTTCGGGTGGTGGCGCAGGCGCAGCAGGTGTAAACAACGGTGCAGGCGGTGTCGGATTAAGTTCAACAATTACTGGTAGTGCCGTGTTTCGTGCAGGTGGCGGCGGTGCAACGCTTTACTCGACAACAGGTTATGCAGGTGGCAACGGCGGTGGCGGTGCAGGTGGTGGCGCGGCAAACGGCACAAACGGCACAGCAAACACAGGTGGCGGCGGCGGCGGTTCAACTGGCACGACAACGTTCAACGGCGGTACAGGCGGCAGCGGCGTAGTGATACTTCGCTATCCGTCAAATTACACAATTACGATCGGTGTAGGTTTAGCAGGCACAACAGCAACAGTTAGTGGCGACAAAGTAACAACAATAACCGCTGGCACAGGAAACGTGAGTTGGGCATAATGGCAACATATTGGGCTGAACTAGACGCAAACAATGTCGTAACACAAGTTATTACAGGCGTAGATGACGAAACCATTGAAAGTATACCAACAGGCGACTGGTATACAAATTTTGTTGGTGCGCCGTGCGTACAAACTTGGATCGATCGCGATGACAAAACCTACGCAGGTATCGGTTACACATACGATTACGACACACAAGATTTTACGCCGCCATATGTCGAGCCAGTTGAGCCGATCGAGCCAATAGACGAGCCGTAAAAAAATGACTACTAAACATAAAGCGATGCTCTCGTCCTATCTTCGTTCGGCGTTCGGCGCCGTTCTCGCCGTCATATCGACTGGAAATTATTCTCCAGAAGATCTAGCTAAAGCCGGACTCGCCGCGCTTCTCCCGCCGCTTATGCGATGGGCTAACTCTAAAGATCCGGCTTTCGGACGCGACTCGACGAGCTAAACGATGGTCGCAAAATATACGGGATTCGACGGCAACGTCAAAGGCCGGCGTCCGACGATGGACATCTGGATTAGAAACGCGGAAGAAGTCTCCGGACTAAAAAACTTGGGATCTTGGGTCGTTCGGGAGCAACGCGGCAAAACTTCGCCGTCCGTTCACGGAACGGGCCGAGCCGTCGATCTTGGCTTCACCGGCTTAAAACAAGGCCGTAAAAAGTGTCTCGCACTAATTAAATTACTTGTCGCGAACGCCGACGTCTTAGGCGTCGAACTCATTCTCGACTACACGCCGAAGCCATTCGGCCGAGGATGGAAAGCCGATCGCGGCACTTGGCAACGCTACAAGAAGCCGACTATCTCCGGGGCTCCCGGCGGAAAGTGGATTCACGTCGAAGTGTCTCCAGAGCTTCTAGGCAATATGAGAGCCGTAAATCAAGGATGGAACGACCTTAGAGGGATCGTCCCGCCGACCGTATGAACGACGTCGTCCTAGTCGCTCTTATAGGTGCATTTGGCACGATCGCGGCCGGGCTCCCCGCCGTTCTTATCGAGCGGGCTAGACGCGAGAATAACGGCGATCACGCGATCGTGCGACGGAAACTCCGCGAACTTGGCCTCCAAATCGAGAAGGTATCTACCAAAATCGGCTCCGTAGATGGCAAACTAGAGGAACACTTAAACAGCCATAAAGACGGGGATTCAAGTAATGAACTTAATCGACGAGTTGAGAGCGGAAAGTAAATCGCAAGGATCGAACAAAAGATCAAAGATAGAAGTTTATTTAGAATCTTTAGACGCGAAATCTCGCAAAGAGTGGATCGGGATTCTTGTTTCTTACGATCATTCAAATAGGGCTATAACTAAAGTTCTAGAAAAGCGCGGAGTCAAGGCTTCGAATAGCTCAGTTCAAAACATTAGAGCGAGACTTCGAGAGGCCGCGAGTGTCGCTAAAAAATGAACTAAACGACGCTACAGAAATCGAGCAACTTCGCGAAGCTCTACGCCGCTCTTTACAAAACGAAGCAAAACTTAAACGCCGAACCGATGATCTAGTCGAAGCTATCTATCGCGGAGCCAGAGACGCCGCGCTTGCTTCTGGACGACCTAAGCCTCTGCCTAAAGTGAAGAAGGATCGTCGTTCTAGTCGAGGCGAGATCGCACTAATTCACACTACGGACTATCAAGCCGGCAAGAAGACGACGACTTTCGATCTAGGGATTCTTCGAAGCCGAATAGAACTATTCACCGAAAAAGTTATCCACTTAACGGAAATCCAAAGAGCTCACCATCCGGTCCGAGAGGCCGTTCTTATGATCGGCGGCGATATGGTCGAAGGCTTAACCGTCTTCCCCGGCCAAAGCTACGAAGTCGAAGCTCACCTATTCGAGCAACTATTCGAAGTTACGACAATTCTCGAAGCGATGATCCGCAAGCTCTCCGCAAATTTTGAGACGTTCCGCGTAGTGTGCGAATTCGGTAATCACGGCAGAATCGGAAGAAAAGGCGATCTACCTTACGCCGACAACATCGACCGAATGGCCTATCGGATCGTCGAGGACAAAGTCAAAGATCTAAATATCGGATGGCAAGCCTCAGAGAACTTTTACCAACTAGTCAAAGTCGGAGACTCGTATCGCGCTCTTTTGTTTCACGGCGACGAAGTGAACTCTTACGGCGGCGCGATCCCCGCTTACGGAATCATTAAAAAAGTTAGCGCTTGGGCGTCGGGCGTTCTCGGCGAAAGCTTCACCGATGCTTATTGCGGACACTTCCATAGCGTTATGACTCTCCCTCTGCCGAACGGCGGCCGAGTCTTCGTAACGGGATCTCCGGAGTCGGATAACACTTACGCGAAAGCGTTCGTCGCGGCAACTTCGCGACCATCTCAAAGACTTCACTTTATAGATTCCGAAAAGCCGAGAGTAACGGCCGAGTATGTCGTCTGGCTCGACTAACCGTAACTCCGACCAACTAGTCGCAATAACTTGGGCCGACGCGCACTCGTTAGAGACATTCGACTGGAAATCTTTAGACTCGCTCGATCTTAACGACGGCGACTATTTGATCGTTTCGGTCGGATGGATGCTCCCCGAAGAAGTAACTAAAAAAAATCACGTCGTTTTATATCAGTCGCGAACCCCGGACGGCGACCTCGATCACATTCTTGTAATTCCTCAAGCGATGGTCCGAGTCATTGAGAAACTTTCTTCTTATTGTGGCTCTCGCGACGCTTCGGCCTAAAAAGAAAAAAAAAGAAAAAAGCCCCCGTCCGGATGCCTCACTCGGACTACCTCTTTCTTTATTCTCACAGCGCCTCGACGCTAAACGCGCCGATCGACCCGCGTTCCCGCGTATTGACGCCCCGATCTATGCGACTAGATAACGGCCTATTGTGCTTCCGAGAACCATAGTAGCAGGGTATCCCACACTCTGCAAGAACTCTCGGCTATAGTGAACAATGTCGAAAGAGAGGAACCTTAAAATGTCCACAATAACCGCTAGTCGATTCGTAGTAGGAAAAAAAATTCAAACTCCGGCCGGTAATTCACGAGTTCATTACCTCCAGAGACTTATGGTTACTCGCATCGCAAAAACAAACGCGATCTATAACGCGAGATCGTTCAAAACAGAAGAAGAAGCTCGTAAAGTTCTAGAAATTTTAAATGATCGTTACTTCGGAAAATGGGTAGTGCAAGAAGTAACAAAAGATCTAGAAACTCTTAACGAAAACGGTCTACCTTACTCACGCCGCTTCAAAGTATTAAAAGAGGTCGAGTGATGGCCTTACAAAACTATGAGACAGTCGCTCAAAGACTCGAACGCTTCTGGACGGATCACCCGTCCGGGAGAGTATTCACCGATCTTATTCAAAGCGGCGCGGGGTATTGGATATTTCGAGCGCAAATCTTCAAAAAAGCCGACGACGATTATCCGGTCTCTGTCGGACACGCGCACGAAGTAATCGGAGCGTCTCAGATAAACAAAACGTCCGCGCTAGAAGTATGCGAAACGTCGGCCGTAGGACGAGCTCTTGCGCTTGCCGGCTATCACGGCTCACAAATAGCGAGCCTTGACGAAGTCGTTCGCGCTAAAGCCAGAGCGACCGAAACTCCCGTCATCGCCGCACCCGCACCGAAGCCTCAACCAATTAAGCCGCCGGTAGTCGAAGCGGCAGAAGATCCAAAAGACGCTTCAATAACTAAGATCGGAGTAAAGAAGTTTCTAAAAATGATCTCCGACGCGACAACCGTTCCCGACCTAATGAAAGTCGGCGAAACTATCGCGAACGATAAAACACTCGAAGACTTCCAAAAGGATCTACTTCGCGGGAATTGGGCTAACCGAAGAACTCAGATTCTAGAAACGTCTCAAGTATGAAAGACTCGCTTCACTTTCGTCTCTGGCTCGTAAGCATTCTCACGCTTCTTCTATTCGTCATAATTAAGAAAGTGTCCCCAAAATGAGCGATCGACCAGACTTGGACCCGGAGAAGAACTTCGAAACGATCCGCGCACAATGGACTAAAGAATCTCATCTATCGCTACCATCAAAACTAGAGACACGTTTAACACTTATCGAAGAACAGCTCTCCGCACTATTTCAACTCGCGCAAAAGTCGCTCGGCGATCAAATAGACGGAGCAATAGATCGAGACTTTAAGAACTCGAAACTAGAAGAACTATTCTTCGCGATCATCAAGTTAGAGGAAAGAGTCGGAAAGCTAGAAACGCGATGAGCATCTCCCGCGAATTCTACGAATGCGACGCTTGCGGAACCGTCCTCGGATGGGTCGTCCAGAAGTTAAGGCCGCGTCCGATGATGCCTTGCCCATATTGCGATAATGTCTACTGGATTCATCTTCCAGAGCGTTATCTAGAACGTAGATCGACAAATATAAAGACGGTTGATCTTGTCTACTGAGAACTTAGCTCTCATCTTCGATGCGAGTAGACTAGCTAGAAGCACCGATCCGGACACGTCTCACCTCGCCGCACAAACGGCAAGCGTTCGAGGCCCTAACCAGAGGACTCTAATATGGCAAGCTATAAAAGAACTCGGAGAAGCCACAGATTACGAACTAGCCAAGCATCTAGGGATTCTTCGATCGAGCGCCGGGAAACGCCGACAAGAACTAACCGAAGTCGGCCTAGTCGAAGACTCCGGAAAGCGCCGTCTAACCGATACGGGAAGCTCGGCTATCGTATGGCGTCCGTCGCCGCCGTCGTGCTCGGAATGTCCGTTCTAATAGATATGGCTATCGCAAGCGCTCCGACCGTATTACCATTAGAAGCGGACGGAGCCGCGATTCATCTCCCTAACGTGCTTCCCCCCCGCGTAGTAGAACGCGACTCCGTCCAGACAAAACGATCTAATCTAAAATGCCCGCAATATAGGACGACGATCCTTAGCGTCGGATTCACTCGGCAAGAACTAAAGACGCTCGACGCGATCATCTATAGAGAGTCTCGGTGCTTAAGCTATGTCGTTAATCGCACACTAAACAAAGACAAATCGCACGATTACGGACTAACTCAAATAAACGGCCGCTCGTGGTGCGAACCGACACGCTATTATCCGGACGGATACTTACAGACTCTCGGCATCCTTAACGAATGCGACGACCTATTGAATCCCGTTATTAACCTCGAAGCCGCATTCGCTCTATTTACTTACGCGAAAGGCTTCGGACCTTGGACCTAATGCTAAGAATCTTCGGCGTCTTCTGGCTTATCTGGAGCGTCTTAATCTTCGCGATGATAATCTTCGCCGTGATCGAACTACTGGACGACGATCTCAAGGACAAGGATCGAAGACGTGAAAGAAAGAACTAAATATCGCTATAACGATTCCCTATGGAAACGGACACGCCTACAGATACTCCAGAGGGACGGCTACAGATGCACGATAGGACTCCCGAAGTGTAGAGGCGTCGCTACTCAAGTCGATCACATAGTCCCGCTCGCCTACGGCGGCTCTAAATATGAGCCGACTAATCTCCGGGCCTCTTGCGCGACGTGCAATAGCACTCGATCGAACCAACTTCGCCGCAAGCCGTCGCGAGTATGGTAAATTCGAAGCGTTCGCAAAATAAAAAGTCGGGTCTTTTTTTTATGAGAGTTAGAATCTGC